AAAAAGAGAGGGGGATCATGGCAGTTCGATAAGCAGCGTAAGCAGCGGCACCTGTAATTAAAACCTTAGTCACGGCAACAATAGAGTCTTTGTTTTTGACTAAGAAATCAACTAATTTAGTTAAGGCTGGAATGATTTTACTGGTCAACGCTCCTGCAAATCCCATTATAGTTGGAACTAATTCGCTGCCTATTTTCTGTTTTAAATTATTAAAATCATTAATGGCAACTTGCATAGCGCCTTGGCTTGTGTTTCTTAAGTTCTCATTAAAATTGTTGTAAGTTGAGTTTAAAACTTCAACTACTGCTCTTGATCGTTCCATCTCCGTGCCGTTGGCAATTGTGGCTTTAGTTGCCGCATCTAAAACGAAGCCAGTCTTAGTCAAAGAGGCAAAGTTACCCTGCATGGCTTGAGCCAGGCCGTTTGTCATTTGTTTGAACTCATCCGTGGATGCCGTTGCACCCTTTTCTGCTGTCACATAATTAAGGATGGCTGGAGTTAAAGTCGCAATAGAAGCAGCAGTTAAATCAAAGGTTGCTAATTGAGATTGAGCAACTGTTATGTTATCGGCAGATACAACACCAACCTTTTCCAAGGCTCTTGCTTGTTCTCCAAGGGCGGTAATCTGTGCTTGAGTTGCACCGTTAGTATTCATTAACAGATTAGCAAGGCGTGCCTGTGCTGCTTCCGCTTTAGTTGACTCGGCTACGGAACTCTTAAAGAAATTAACAATTTGAGAAGTACCAAAGGTAACTCCTGCAATCACACCTAGTTTTTTAATTGTATTTGTGAAGTTATTTACACCTGTACTGGCAGTTTTAACTGTGCTGTCCACGCCTTTGATTGCGTTTTGCGCATCAGCAAGACCCTTTTTCAAGCCACTTATATCGGCTTGGAGTTGGATCAAGATTGGCGGGATCGTTGATGTCATTCATTAACTCCTTAAATACATCGCAAATGCGCCAGTAAATGTCCTGTTCAGAGCGCCTGATTTTTGCAGGCTTTCTGCAGCAGGGACAAGATATGGATATTTTACTCCTGATTTCCAAGAAGGAAGGCCCATTTCAACTGCTCTTGCGTAAACCATTGTGGCCCCAACTTCGCCAATATATGAACTGCCAAAGCCAACCTTGGTTTGAGAATAAATAGAACGACGCAAATTGCCAGTTACAACATTGGGACCAGGACCAGTTCCAGGAATGTGTCCTTGTCCTCTAGGATGAGTTCCTGTGTTTGCATTTTTTTTAGCCTGGCGCTCAACTGTTGCAGCGGCCATACCAATGGCATAGCGAGCAGCATCGCTCATTTTCTTTTCAGTCAAATTTAAACCAGCCAGCACTTGAGCAAGGTTTTTTATTTCCATTATTTTCTCCCCTCGCTTTGTACTTTGTTTACAGTTGCCGCTATTGCCAACAACCAATCAGCAGTCCCTGCGGGTAGATCATCCACCTGTGCGGGTGTCCAACCAAAGCGATCTGCAAACTGAAAATAAGACCATTCCTCGTCGGGATAGTTTAAATCAGATCGGCGCTCGCCACCCTCAAGCAGCCACTTTAGGCGTTCGAGTTGTCGGTAGGCGCTTTTGGGTCTTTTTCATTCTCAACAGTCTCTGTGAGTGCTGGAAAGAGAAACTTCTGTGCGTCTTTAGTCGCTTCAATCAACGCATCATAATCTTTCATTTCTAACTCATCTAAAGCGTCTATTTTTAAGCCTGGAATTAATAAATCAAAAGACCAATCCTCTACTAGCATAGCAATTAAAGCATCGCCTAATGCTAAAGCCCTGGTTAAATCTCCGCCTTCAACATCAGCGATTTTTAATACACGCTTACGGTCTTTGACTCGTAGTTGTTTTGGGTCCTTCAAAGTTACAGTTGCGCCTGAAGGTAGTGTTATTTTCTGTGTCATTTTTGCCTCCTGTTTGTTTGCCTTCCTAACATCATACTTTAAAAGGAGTAGGTGGGTGGAATGGAGGGAAGGCGTTCTCCATCAACCTAACCCCACCTACTCTGAGGGTTTGTTATGCGTAAGTTCCTGAAGCCTTGGCGTTCTGTAGAACCCACTTGATTGGTGCAAATCCACCTGTTGAGCCAGCGTCAGTTGTGTTGCCTTGACCGTTAAGATCAATTGACACTTGCACATAATCATCTCCACGCTCAATCACGGCTGCGGTATAAGCACCCTTTGTGATTGTTGCTTGTAGTTGAACTGCTGCTGCACCTGCGCCGTATGCCCAGTTAAGAACAATGGCAGGTTGACTGTTGTTAAGATAACGAGTCAGTTCGGTGTCATCTTCCATAATAAAAGTGATTTTGCCAGTTACTTCTAATGGTCCTAAGAAAACCTGATAAGGATTCTGAGTATTGGAGATTCCATAAACAGGAGTAATTGAACGACTCATGTCAATGTTGCCTGTCATAGCATTAGAAACTGCTGATCCACCGATGCTTACTGTTCCACGCCAAACGGCTGTTGGAAGCAAAGTTGAGAATGTTGGTGTTGGGTCAGAAACTGCGCTAGAAGCCCAGCCAGTTGTTTTTGTGTCATATTCAAGCATGCCATCTGCATTGAACTTCAAAGAGAAGTCAGAGAATTGGCATCCTGGGTATGAACGGACATCGGCGGCGTAGAAGTCAGTAAGTGTGTAAGAAATTGGCTGATCATCTGCGCCTGAAGTTAAACTATTCTTTAAAGAAATAGTGTGTGTGTATGGTGCTGAAGCACCTGTTGTTGCTACAGAACCTAATAGTCCTGCAATTCCGTAACCAACGGTGTCGGCAAATACTGCTCCACCAAAATCAAAGGTTGAACGAGTGCGGCCTTGTAGATAATTGTAATTAACAACATTTGAACCACGAAGTCCTGTGTCATAGAGTGGATCTACTACATCGACTGGTTTGATGCTGTCTTTTGATACTGGTATGAAGTCTGTAGGTGCAACGATAGTACCTTTGGTAACTTCTTTAGCGATACCAAGGTACGACCTAACGGATTGCTGTACGGACATTATTCACTCTCCTTAGAGTTCAGGTCTGACGCTGCAGACAATTTGGCTGGTGGTGTTGGTATTGCTGCAGATTTTACTGCACCTGGTGCTGTGCAATCAGGATGTTTAAAATCATCGGGTGCGTCAAATTCCTCACCTGGTTTTACCGTGATGCCCAGCGATGGGAACACACGCTCATCTGTTCCATTGTATTTTAGTTTCATGTTGCTCCTTATGCTTGGATCATTTCGGTAACAAGGAATTCTATCTCAGCAAACACTTCCGATGCGCCTTCATTAGTCGTGGAGACTTCTCCGTAGCGAGCGCTGATAACAGGTTCTGCTCCTTGCCATACTAGGTTACCCGTTGGATCACCAAAATTGTGGTCCGAACGCAACCGTTCTTTGATGTTGTCAATAAGAACATCAAAATCATTCATTACATCCTCTGCATTTCGATGCATGGAGTGGGTATAAACCTGCAAAATTAAGGTGTAGTCGATTCGTTTCCAACCGTTGTGCGCTCCGCCTATTGCCAAGCGGGACTCGGTCTCTGATGCAATAAAAACAATAACCGCCGAGCGTGTTAATTGCCCAGGCTGAGAGTTAACTTGGTAGTTAATTCGCTTTGGAAAGGATGTAAAGACTTGATTTAAATTAGCAATTTGTGGATTGGAGATAAAGGCAGCCAGGGTGTTCCTGACCCCAACACGGCCCGCCATTAACGAATCCTGCGGTACTTATCAACCATGTCTAGCGCCAGTTTGATGTCGCTTCCATATCGGTTTGCCCCAGGAAGGCTTGCCTGTGGTTGGGTTGTGATGTTCATAGTCATGGAATTATCACCACGGACTTTAATAAAAGAAGTTGTAATTAAAATACAGGCTTGTTTAAGCGCATTAGGCATATTGCTGATGGTTGAACCTGCGGTGTGGGTGTAAGTCAAAGGCGCATCAAGAGTTACGGCTAGATTGCCATACACATAAGTGTCGCTTACATAAACTGTTTCTGAATTAGCGCCATCAATGATCCGCAGCATTTGACCTGCAACAATGCCAGTTGATCTTTCAACGGTTACGGTTGTGGTGCCTGCAGTTGCGCTGACGATTGGGTTGTTTACAAAGCCTGAAACATAAGTGTATTTTGTAAAGATTTGTTGATAGGGAATGCCGCCGCCAAAAGCCAAGGGACCCTGGCTAGACCAGTTTAAAGACATCTGAGAAATTGGAATAATGAGTTGTTGGTTCTCGAACCAGGCTGCTGAAGGCTCAGTCAACTCCACTAATTGCGCAGGTGTTGTGCCGTAATAAAAAGACTCTAAAGAAATAATAGGATTTTGGTTTGGGTGCAAAGCAATATAACCCTGTGGTGTAAAACGAGTCCGTTGAGTTTCTGTTTGTCGATTTGCCACTAAGTTTTGGTTTAAATACTCATCCATGTAAGAGGATGCTCTAAGGATTACACGCTCTAACTCTGCATCTTGGGCAGCCAGGTTTCCACCAACTACCAAGTTGTCGTAATCAATTGATGTTGGAGCATTTTTATACTCCGCAACGCTGATGTATGGCCGTTCAGAGAAGGTGTCATTTGTTATGCCAATTGCCATTTATTCTCCATCTCGAGGTGTGTCCATGGCTTCAACACCACAACGCCCACACTTGCGGAACCAACCGTCGAACCCACATTCTACGCAAGTAAATCCTCGTTTGCGGTCGCCTTGTGAATAGGGATTTAAAGATGCTTCAAAATAACCTTCGGCCTTCATTAATTTTGCGTGCCTTGGACTTTCTACATTGTAGATGCCGCCTCGATCGGGGAAGTAACTCTTACCACCGATTATTGTTTCTTTAACACCACGATCAGGTGCTACATATCTGCTCATTGTTCCCTCCTTTAATAAAGGAAGGGTGCGCCCAATATATGACGCACCCTCCTTTTATTCAGTTATTAAGAATTACGGATACCTGAAACTGCGCCATTCCATGCTGGAGCGGTGCAGAAGAAAGTACCACGGAAGTAAGTTGAGAAGTCATAGGTGAACTGTGTGACAGGCCATTGAATTCCCATGTAATCCTGAACTAGGAAGTTCGCCCAAACATCTGATACCTCAGTATCAGGGATTGGAAGAGTCCATGAAAGAACAGGAGATACACCTTGGTTCAACCATGGGTGCACCATTAGGTCTACTGCTTTACCTGTTACTTCGTTCTGTAGACCAGTCACGATGGAACCATAAGTAGTTCCGCTTGTGCCTGGATCGTTGATTACAAGACGATAGTTAGCGGTTGAACCTGACTTAATAGCGTCAGATAGTTGCTTACGATCGTTTCCGTTTAGAAGGACAACATCAGGGTCACCCTTTACAGACTCGTACAAGCCAGCAAACACAGTCTGAAATTCTACGCCTGGATTAGAGGTTGAGAATGCAGAGTTGATTGCGTTGTTGTAGCCGCTGTTTGGTCCTAGAACGGTTGGAAGGATGCCGTCATATCCTGTTGCATAGGCAGATGTATCTGCGTTTGCACGGGATGCTGCTGCACCAGTTGTGCTGAATGCAAAGTTATTTGCTGGAAGAGTGGTTGCTGCTGCACCTTGAATGGTTACAGAAGTTCCGCCCTTGACTGTTCCTTGATACTTGCAGTTAGCAGTACCAGTTGCAGTTCCAACATAAACATTGTATCCAAGTGCGCCAGTTGAACCAGTGAAGGAAACAACTAGAACATCGCCTGAAGCGACAGTCTCTGAAGCAACTGCTGAAACAATAGATTCACCAAAGCCGTTAGCAGAAATACCTGCGTCAGCGGTGATGTAGATGTAATAAGTTCCTGCGGCAAGGGCTGTTTGTGAGCCTGCTGCTGCTGGAGATGATGCGTTTAGGGCTGTAGGAGCAGCAATTGCGCCTGAGTAGCCTGAAGCAGTACCACGAGCGAACAACATCATTCTTTCTTCCATCAACATTGTTGCATAAAGTGTTGATGTTGATGACAACTGACGAAGGTCCTGGTATCCAAGGCCTGAGAAGTTGGCATCGAATGAAACCTGATCAGATAGTGAGTATGAGTTGTAAGGCAGTACTAAATCATCTGCAGTGTAAGAAATCTGAGGACCACGGATTAACTCTAGAGGTGTTGATCCACCGCCAGCAAAGTTGTTCTGTGTTGACTCAGTAATACCTGGCCAAATGTTGCCTTGTCCACCAGTTCCTGTACCTGTGTAACCAGTGATTCTTTTTACACGGTGTGAAGTACCGACGCCTTTTTTACGAGGAATACGGTTGCGGAGTGGAGTTGGGCGAGGTGTTAGCAACTTAGCAGGTGCTTCAAGATCGAAGGCTGCAAAAGATGTGCTAAGTGGAGATGTTAAAGTGATTTCCTTTTGGATATCTTGCATTGCTAGGCGTTGTGCTGCAAGTGCATTCTGAAGGCCTGCTGCTGCATCTGCTGATAGTGACTTAGATGCTGCTAGGGCTTCCATTGCTGCCATTGGATCTTGTGTTGGCATTTGTCCTGGAACATGAGAAGCGTTAGATAGGGACTTACCGAGTAAATCGGTATATTCCTCCATCTTTTGCGCTGCCTCTACAGGGGTTGCGCCATCAAATAGATCGGCAGCCTTTGGCATTTCTGTTGCCATGGGGCTATTTCCTTTCGATGAGTTACTTGTTATCGGCTTCGTTGGCCTTGTTGAGAAATTCCTCAGCAAGACTCTTGTAGCCTTTAGCAAGAGTTGGGTCGGTTGTTGCGTTTGCTTTCGCTTTGTAAATGGCAGCCTTTGTTAGCAGATCACTCGTTGTTTTAACATTAAGTGGTCGTGCTGTACGGCTTGGGCCACCAGCCACTGCGAGAGATTTGGCAAGTTCCAACTCGGTCTCTAAACTCATCGCCTTAGAAAGGGCTGCCTCTTTTGCAGACACCAATTCAGCGATCTCTGATTTAAGAGATTCAGTTGCGCTCTTTACCACTTGCTCTACAAGGGCTTCTACATCTGCTGTTTTTTCTTCAGCAGAAACTTCAGTTGTTTCAACAGCAGGTGTTTCCTCTGTTGCTGGCTCTGCAGCCTTTACTTCTTCTTCAGTTACCGTTGGGGCCTCTTCGCCTTCGGCTGATTTAGGAGTTTCACCTGGCGCATACATTTCTGCGGTGGTGACATTTGATGGTTTAGCAACATTAGCAAAATCATTAGTTGTAGTTAAACCATGATCTGATCCTGGTTGGTTGCATCCGCACTCAAGACACTTAGAAATCTCTGCGGACTTCTCTGCATCAACATCTGCAGACATATATTTGTCCCAGCAAGCCTTGGCAGCGTCATCATCCATGCCAGCATCTTTACAACGCTTCATGAAGTCAGGCTTTGGCTCATCTTTTGCAGGTTTCATATTTTTATATGACTTTGCTGCACGCTCGATCATTGTTTCTTGTTCCATTACTTCTCCTTCTGCTTCTTCTCCCTCATACCATGCAGTGAGATGCATAACAGATTGTAGAAGGTGGCCGATTGATTGGATTTCGTTACTTCCTTCACCCATTTCTTTTGCTTCAACTTCAATTAGTCTAGCAAGAGCGTTGCGGGCAGATTCATATTGTGCTGCGTCAAACTTTAAAAGGTCAGCAACAACCTCTACAGGCAATTCAACTAGCGCTTGGTCCATTGTTGCTTCCTCCGATTTATTGAGAGAGTATAAGTGTAGGGCAGATTGTAATGCTTTGCGCAGATCAGCGTTGGTAGATTTTTCAAGTGGGCTTTCCTCTAATTTATCCGCCAATGCTCTAAATTGATTTTCTGCGGGTTTAAACGCAGATTCTCCTGCAAGGCTATCGGCTGCGTTTCGTAGGGATTTAACAGCGCTGGAAGAGTCACCTTTACCAATTGCTCCCACAGCATCCTCGGTGTGACTAAAAGCATCGTCTCGCATTTGCGCTGCATCCATGTGACGCTCTGACATTGGTTTTCCTGGTTTGCGTTCCTCGTCTAAAATTTTGTCATACCCTTTGTTCATTGCAGCATTTGCTTTAACTAATTCTTTTCTTGCCTCGGCTTTGGAAGTTGAACCTCCGCCACCTCCACCAGCACCTCTACGGCCGTGGCTAGATTGGTTATGAGAGCCGTGTTTTTCTAAATCGGCATCAACTTCTTTAATTACGCCGTTACCTAAACCAGTCATCGTAGAATTTAAATCTTTACTTAAAGCAAAAGCGTTAGAAGCCTCAATATTGTAATTTTGATCTTCTAAATTAAGAGCGGCTCTTTCTATAACAATTTTGGCTCGCTTAATTCCTTCTTTTGCTTCTCCAATAGTTTTAGCACCTGAAGCGTTATTTAAATGTTCCGCAGCGCTTGTTAAATTGCGAGCAGCAGGTCGAACCATGCTGTCTCGTTTTGCCAAGGCCTGAGCATCATCAGCCAAACCTCTAGCCTCCGCAGCATGAGTATCTATTAATTTTGATTGTGTTGTGCTTAAAGATTGTTCTGTTCTATCAACTCTTGCAGAAGGCACTTTATCTTCTGTTGTTTGGCTTGCAGCGCCACCCGCACCGCCCCCACCTGAACCTCTTCTGCCGTGTGATGATTGATTGTGTGAACCGTGTTTTTCAATTTCAGTTAACTCTTCAACTTGAACCAGGCTTGATTCGCCATCAACGCTTTTAGCCAAAACTAATTGGCAGTTTGGATTTGCAGGGCGGTCTACAAGAGATACTTCAACAATCTGTCCATCAATGATGCGACCGTTCACAGCCTTGGTATCTCTTACAACTCGTGGTGATTTAATCCCAATTGAAAACCCACGCAAAACTCCTGCGTCTACCTTTTTTACTGAAACAGGATCAACAATGTGTGCCATGATGTAATGGCCGTCAGCCTTTGGTTCATATTCTTTGGCAACTCCCGCAGCAATGCTTGAATGTTGTTCTCTGATGTTTCCACCGCTCTTAAACCAAGCGGGCATTGCACGATCCAACCAAGCCGCATCGCAAATTTGCTGATCAATGTCTACTGAGTCATCAGTTGCCTTGCCATACACCATTAATGTGCCGTCAGGTTGCTTGTCAGACTTTTCAATACTGAAATACGAGGTGGTTAAATCATTCATTCTTGCTCCTTGACCTTTGTGTGTAACTTTAGCAGTTTTACCCAACAGGAATTGGGAATAGCATAGTGCCTTCGGGGATATCTTCGCTGAAATCAGGAATAACTGGAAGTAAAGCACATCGGCAATTTGGATGGGCTGGGGGTTGCGTATTTCCTGAATTAAAAGTGCCACCAATTGGGACAACTTGCCCTGAATTCATGGCGCACTTTGGACACGGGTCAGACACTTCCCACTCCATTTGCCCAATTTGCATTTCTTTGTAGCGATTAATTGTGGCAGCCGACATTGCTCTGTTCTGTTCGGTTATGGCAATGGTTAAAGCCCTGGCGGGACTTGCCACATGGTTTTTAATTAACTTGGCCGCTTGATTGGCAGATAAACCTTGCTCTAAGGCATCAGCAAGCGCCGTTCCAATGTCATTAACCGTGGTATTAGTTATATCTTTTAATATGATTCCAAAAGAAGCCAGGAAGCGTTGGAAGGATTTACTTGGTTTTAATAAAAGCGCAGCAGCGTAATCTCCAGGGTTCCAGGTGGACCAATCAATCAAATCATCGTCTGCGGCTTTGCGTTTTTCATAGGCTTCAGCGATGGCTTCGTTGGCTCCCGCTTCGCCAGTCACCCATCCTTCGGCATAAACTCTTTCCATTACACCCATGAAAGCCATCATATTGACTTGAACATTTAACATCACCCAGGCTCTTGCTCTTGCCCGATCCTGCGCACGATTATCTGAAACATTTGGTTGAGTTAAAAGATAACTTGCATAAATTCTTTTAAAGTCACCTGTCTGTGACAAGGCTG